GCAACGACAACCACGCCGCGCAAGCCACGGCTGCAAGGCGTCCGACATACCAGACTGGTCCCGCCCGCGCCACGCTGGACAAGGTTGATGATCGCCTGTCCGTTACAGTACCAACGGGCGGGTTTACTGGCACAATGGTTCTCGGCACGGATCAAGGGACGGCTTCCTACGGTGTGACAATTCCAGCGGGCGCTTATGACATTGGCGGGCAGTATTTCCCCGGCAATGCAATCGTCGGGCAGTTAATCCGCGACGGGGCTTTGAGCGCGGGGGAAGCGGCTGCGACTGAGGCATACTTTGTGGCAAACGGCGCTACTGCAAGCTACGGGGATGTGACTGACTTTGAGTCTTACTGGAGAGATTTTTCGGAACTCACATCCTTCCCTCTGATCAATACATCAGCTGGGACTAATTTCAGCTTTGCTTGGCGTAACTGCTCTGGCCTAACATCCTTCCCTCTGATCAACACATCAGCAGGGACTAGCTTTTTTCAGGCTTGGCGGGGCTGCGACAGCCTGACGAGCTTCCCTCTGATTGACACATCAGCAGGGACTAATTTCTATGCTGCTTGGTATAACTGCGACAGCCTGACGAGCTTCCCTCTGATTGACACGTCAGCAGGGACTGATTTCAGGTATGTTTGGTATAACTGCGACAGCCTGACGAGCTTCCCTCTGATCGACACGTCAGCAGGGACTGAGTTCAGGTATGCTTGGTATAACTGCGACAGCCTAACATCCTTCCCTCTGATCGACACGTCAGCAGGGATTAAATTTGAGCGAGCGTGGCGTAACTGCTCTGGCCTCACCACAACCCCCGCAGGGCTATTCGACAATATAAAGGGTGGTGACTTTACCGAAGCATTCTTCAACACCGCACTGACGCAAACCAGCATCGATAACATTCTGGTGTCGCTCGTCACATCCGGCATTGCCACCGGAACACGGGTATTTGACCAGTCGGGCGGATCGGCACCATCCGCTGCTGGTGAGGCAGCAATCGACACGCTACGGTCACGCGGCTGGACCGTCACAGTGACGGGGGGTTACTCCTCCTCCCCATCTGCCCTATTCGCAGGCGGCACAGAGGGCGTATGGTACGGTCCATCCGACCTGTCCACGCTATTCCAAGACAGCGCAGGCACCACGCCTGTAACTACTGCGGGGCAACCTGTTGGTCGGATGCTGGACAAGTCGGGCAGAGCCAACCACGCCACGCAGCCCACGGCGGCGGCTAGGCCGATCTATCAGACAGCCCCCGACCGGGTCACGATTGATGGGGTTGACGATAAAATGACCGTTACAGTGCCTGTTGGCGGCTTTACTGGCACAATGGTTCTCGGCACGGATCAAGGGACGGCTTCCTACGGTGTGACAATTCCAGCGGGCGCTTATGACATTGGCGGCAGAGGCGGCCTGTATTTTCCCGGCAACGCAATCGTAGGCCAGGTGATCCGCGACGGGGCTTTGAGTGCGGGGGATGCTGCTGCGACCGAGGCTTACTTTGTGGAGAATGGCGCGACTGCCAGCTATGGGGCTGTGACTAATTTTAGCAGCTATTGGCGCGAATGGTCGGAACTTACCAGCTTCCCGCTCATCGACACGTCAGCAGGGACTGATTTCACTGCGGCTTGGCGTGACTGCTCTAGCCTCACCAGCTTCCCACTCATCGTCACGTCTTCTGGGACTGATTTCGCTGCGGCTTGGGATAACTGCACCAGCCTGACGAGCTTCCCTCTGATTGATACCTCATCGGGGACTGAGTTCTATGCTGCTTGGCGTGACTGCTCTAGCCTCACCAGTTTCTCCCTTATTGACACGTCTTCGGGGACTAATTTCAACCAGACTTGGCGGGGCTGCAACAACCTAACATCCTTCCCTCTGATCGACACGTCAGCAGGGACTGATTTCAGCCTGGCTTGGTACGGCTGCTCAAGCCTCACCAGTTTCCCAGCTAATGCCTTCGACAATATAAAGGGTGGTGACTTTACCAACGCATTTACAAGCACCGCACTGACGCAAACCAGCATCGACAACATCCTAGTGTCGCTCGTGGCATCCGGTATTGCGGCAGGAACGCGGGTATTTAACCAGTCGGGCGGATCGGCCCCTTCATCAACTGGTGAGGCAGCAATCGACACGCTACGGTCACGCGGCTGGACCGTCACAGTTACAGGAGGCTACTAATGAGACTGACAATCGCCTGCCCCGAGGCGCTGCGGGACGATGCAAACCAACTAGCCATGGTGTTGGGCTACGGTCCGTCTGATGCAGAAACCTATGGTGGGCTGAACTGGCAGGACGCGGGGGGCAACCTTTACGCCTGCGCAAGCTTGCCCGTGTCCGACACATTCACCACAACAGCACAGAGCGGCCTACAGCGCCCATCATGGGACACCGACAACCACGTCAACATGGCAGGGGCCAATCGCGCACAAGCGGCGCTGGTGTTTAGCCTGACGCCTGTGACGGCCATGCCCGACAAGTTGACCGCTTGCGTCGGTGACGACGCGCTGGCAACGCTCGCCGCGATGGGGCCGACGCAGGTTGAGGTGGATGTATGACAACCCGCGACACTCGCAAAGCGTTCTTAAAATTGCTGGATGACACATGGCCCGGCGTCCGGTCGGAGTTTGTCGCGGCAATGCGTCAGGCGCGGGCTGGCGTTGATATGAAGGCGCTTGAAGATGCCATTGCGCGCGGTGATGTTGACGCTGCGTTTCGTGCATTGCGGTTCGATGCGGCCGATTTGTTCAAAACAGATACGGCAATCACGGCGGCGCTGGCGGCTGGCGGCAATTACCAGATGGGCGCGTTTCAATATGCCACCCGCCGCGCGCCAATTGCCAACAGGGTTGTGCAGTCGTTCGGGGGGCGGAATGAGCGGGCCGAACGTATCGCGCGGGATCTGGGCTCAAGGCTGGTGACTGAAGTAATCGACGACACGCGCGTGATGATTGCCCAGACGATCCGGGCCGGGCTGGAGGCAGGCGCCGGGCCGCGACGCACCGCACTGGACATTGGCGGGCGCGTGGTAAACGGCACGCGGCAAGGCGGTCTGGTGGGGCTGCACAGCACGCAGGCGGGCTATGTCAACGGCAGGATTGACCCTATAACACAGAGGCTCATTCCGGGGCTGCGGCAGGAACTTGCAGACCCATCCACAGCGTCTCATTACTTCACGCGCACCCGGCGCGACAAACGCTTTGACGGAATTGTGCGCAGGGCCATTGCTGATGGCAGACCTGTGGCGCAGGCAGACATTGACCGGATGGCTGCGCGCTACTCGGACAGGCTGCTTGCGTTGCGCGGCGAAACCATTGCCCGCACCGAAACGCTCAAGGCGCTGAACGCTGGGCGGCAAGAGGCTTTGGATCAGTTGATCGAAAACCCGAACAACGATGTGCGGGCTGAGGACGTCGTTAGGGCGTGGGATTCGACGGGCGACGCTCGCACGCGCGAGACACACGCGGCTGCGGATGGTCAGGTTGTGCCGCAAGGTGAGGCGTTCACGGTTGGCGGATATTCAATGATGTATCCTGGCGACACGTCACTAGGAGCGCCCGCAGGTGAAACCGTGAATTGCCGATGCTATATGGCACCAAAAATCGACTTCTTCGCGAGGCTGGAATAATGACAAAATACACTTTTGCCACGCTGGACCAGTGGACGAAAAAGACCGAAAAGCGAATTGACGCCGTGCTGAAAGATGCAACGCAATCCGTGGTGGCCGTGGCGCAACAGACCAAAGCCAAAGGCGGACGCATGCCGGTTGACACAGGAAATTTGCGCAACAGCCTGCAATCGTCAATCGCGGGCGGTGCGTCGGGTGAAGGCAAAGAATCCTACATCATGGTCGCTGGCAACATGAAAGGTGGCGATCTAGCAACATTTACTTGGACGGCAGAATATGCGGCGGCAGTCAACAATGGCAACCGAGGCCGCCCCGGCGCGCACTTTGTCGAAGGTGCCGTCGATCAATGGCCCGCGATTGTGCGGGCATCTATCGCAAAAGCAAAGGCGCGGGTCGGATGAACCATAAGCAGATCAAAACAGCCCTGCGCACGCGCCTTGCCGCCACACCGTCCGCCCCGCCGATTGTATGGGGTGAAAATGCGCCGGGTGTCTGGGACGCCACGTCGCTGCAATACATCACGCCGGATCCGCCTTATTGGTTGGCGTATTTTACCACAACCCCGCCCGAGCGTTTCGGCCTGTCCAAGTCAAGCCTGATGACCATTCGGTTGTTTGTGGCAGTCTTTGTGCGGGAAGGCACGTTCGAGGATGAGGCTGACGACCAGGCGCAGCGCATCATTGACCAATTCCCCATTGACCTGATACTATCCGCCGGAGACG